ATATTCTTAATAGATACACCTACCTTTTTAATTCCTTTTGCACTATCTTCGGAAGCCTTTTCTACTTTCTTTATAGATTCAGCAGTCTTTTTATTTGCAGTCTCTACTTCCTTTTCTAGTTTAGAATACTCCTTTTGGAACTCATTTAAGTTTTTAACCGCTTCTTTGTATTTTAACTCAAATTCAACTTCTATCTTTTTCGCCATTTAATTTCTTTTTTATTTGTTTAAAACCCTCCGAAAGTGTTTCTGCTAATTTATATTTACCTTGGGCAATTCTTATGTTTTCAGTTTCTCCATTCACTACTTGAAGTAAATCAATTATATTTTTTATCATTATGGTAGTGTTGTTATAGTTAAAACTGCTGATAAAGCTGACGCTTCTACATTATCATTTAAAGCACCTACATAAAAACTGTAAGTTGTATTTGGGGTTAGTCCCGTTATGGTAACGCAGTAAGTACTAGAAAGAGGTATTGCGGGAACTCTTTGAACAATATTAGATTGCTGAGTTCCGTTTTGATAAATTTGATAACTTCTCATAAGAACCGCTGATGTTGATGCAGTCCAACAGAATGTAACTGATGTAGAGGTTAAATTTGTAACATTCAAACTCGTTGGAGTTGTTGGTACACTAGATACTGTTGGGCTTACATCATTTAATAACTCAAACTCTGTTTTACCCGTTGTCAAATTAGTTGTTAATGAATTTATCTTATAATTATTTTGATTTAATTGAATCAAATCATTTAATTGTAAATTGTAATAAATCTTCATAGGAAGATATGCAGTTACTTTTGTAATTCTCCTACTAAAATTAAATACATCTCTTATGTAATTAATATATCTAGTTTCAAACAATGTCTCTGTAAACGATAATGGGTCACCCACCTCATTAGCTTGGTATTCATTAATTTCATTTCCAAAATGTATATTAACTTTACTCGTATTAGAACTTAAAGCTAAAGCGTTAGATGGAATATAATAATCGTCAATATCTAATATATTAGTTGTAACAGTATCTCTGACTCTTATTTTATTTGCAGCATTAACTTGTCTAATAGGGTAAAAGAATAAAGGCGAACCAAAATAAGAATCTTTATTATCGTCTACAAACCATCCCCATTGTATAGTTGTAGAGTTACCACCATCGACATCGTATAATCTTTGGTATTGCATATGCTCAAAAGGTAATTCTATTTTATATTCTTTTGTTGGTGCATCATAAATATCTCCATCTAAAGTGTAAGATAATGTTCCCCATCCTAGGTTATTTGATTGCTGAAATTGTTTAGCTAATAAAGTCCCTAATCCTTTGTAGGCAAATTGAATAGCTTTAAAAGGTAAAGCGACATTTACTTGCGATTGAGTAGTATCTAAATACGCATCAATATTAATTGGAGTTGTTGAGCCCGCTGCATAATAGCTATCTAAAGTTCTAACTACGATAGTTCCTAAATTATTAACATAAGCCGTCAAATTAAACATTTTAAAAAGACCCGATAAAAAATCAATGATGGTCATTTTAGGCATTTGCTCATTAAGATTAAAGTCATCGAATGCGGTTGTATTAAATACTGCTGCATTAGAATATAACATTTGACCATTCGTACCAAAGCCACCAATAGAACCCGTAGTCCAACTGACAGTCCATTGAATACTACCTATTGCAAAAGCCATATTTGTAGAGGATGCTATTTGTACTGTGTATGTACTATCATTCCAAGGCACTAGAATTAATTGCTTTACACCTACACCCGTAACCTCTCCAACTATTTGAGAACCATCCCTAAAAACCCTAATTGTGTAAGAGTCAGTTAAGTTGGGTGGAGTTACATCTAAATTTAAAAACGATATGCTATAAGGTGATTGAGCAGTTAATGCTAAAACTCCATTTGAAACATTTGATGTTAATGGCTGACAATTATTTGTTGGCACACAAACAGTAGTTCCTAATTCTGTTACTTGAGTAAAGTTTTGTAAAACTTGTGCGGGTGAAGTTACATCTCCTTTTTTTCTATGAAGCCATAAATATAACTCATTAAAATCGTCATTACTTGAATCATTAAAAAAGTCATTTGAAAAGGTTAAGGTTTGACCACCAAGAAAAACCTCTGCTTCTATAGCATCAATTATAGCTTGTACCCTTATAGCATATTTGAATTGATTCCATTCAATACCATTATGCGTTGTAGATGTATTAGATGCATAGACGTTATTTGCAGTTGCTTCGGGGTCAAACGTAGTATGTGATGCTGAATTATAAAACATCTGATTAGTATGCGTGATTAACGGAACGATAACGTCTCCACCAATCTGCATTGCAGAGGTAACACCCGCATAGCTATAAATCTTATTATATTGCGCTAAAGCAGATAATGACGATAATTGACTACTAGCTAAAATATCTTTTAAGTTTACAGTATTCCCAAAAAAAGTAATATTATAAGTATGCGCTAAATTGTTTTTTAATCTAACTCCACTTAATTTAATTGTCCCCTCTTTAAAAGGTAAATCATTTAATTCTAAAGTTGCGGGTTGCTTATTTCTAGCATCATAAGCTAGGGAATTACCCGTACCGCTTACAATATCAAAATTATAATAATGTTTGAATATTTTATTATTAACATCAGAAGCGGGTACTGCAAAAGTTTTGGTAAATTCAGTAAATATTTTACCAATATCTTTTACGTTTTGTAAAGTTTGAACAAGTGAAACTGATTCATCTTTAAATAAATCTACCCTTTGCCCATTTATGTATAGTTGTAGTTTTTGCATCTATCTAATATTGTTGATATAATCAAACGCTTCTTCAAATTCTATTGTATATTCAATTAATCTATCATTAACAGATGTTTTAAAAGCTAGAGATGAGGTTTTAACTTTTACGGGTATTATTTCATTTGTACTAGGGTCATACTTTTTTGGTCTTTCCATCCAAATAAATTCCGATAACAATAATTGCTCAAAGTATTCATTTGCAAATTGTGGATAGTAACCCGAACTCAAAGAATGTGATTGTTTCGCTTGTGTATTAAAAACTTTATTAGGTGCGTTTTGAACAGAATAAGTAGCGTTAGTGTCAGTAGGGTAAGTTATAGTATTAGACTTGTAACCCTCGTTTGTTCTAAATAATGATTTAGATTTTTTTAAGAAAAACCACAAATCTTGCTGAAAACCAAATTTATTAATAAATATTATTTTAGTACCTATTCCATATTTTGTGCAATCAATTCTTTTTATCTCGACTGTAACTGTATCTAAAACTATTGATGTTGCGCTACTTGAATAACTACTTGTGCTTATAGTTCCATTTGCAGCAATAGATGAAAGTTTTCCCGTTTCTCCTATTGGTGTTAATACTGTAAAAGATGCTGGTGTAGTTAAATTATTTCTTGCTATTAAGACTGTTGGCTCTATTTGATTGCCCTCAAAAAAAGGATTTACACCCTCAACAAATGTTCCGTAAGATTCAAAACCAACATCGTTTATAGTTATTGGAGTGCCAACAACAGAACCCGTTCCGTCTAATCCCGAATATTGAGTTAATGTGGTTGCAATGGTTACTGATGTTTTTTCATAATTAGATTTGTAAATTATATCTAAGTAATCCCTTGCCAATTCAGAAATATCAAAATTTACTGATGTAAGAGGTGCTGCGTTTTTAATTAAAGTATATCTAAGTGTTCCGTCAATAGTAACTGTACAACCAACAGAACTAACACCCGTTGCGGGTACTTCGCTATGTTTAAATTGTGGGCTTCTTAATGCTATATTTGCCATTATATTTTAATTTTTTTGTGCTAATAATATTGATTTTTCAACATCTAATGAAAATGAATTAACCAATTCAACGGGTAACCTTTCTAATGCTGCTTCAAATGGTTTGCTAAAAAACATTGTTGCTTTTATACCTTTATTTTTTATGCTATTTGCTAGAATGTAACCCATTGATTCATATGTTCCAAATCTTCCTTTTTTATCCCTTGGTTGTAGCTTTCTATATTTTGCCCACTTAGAAAATATCTTTGTCTTATATTCTAGACCTTTTAAATTACTACTTGCTTTGTATGAAAATGGTGAATTTTTATTTTCAATGTAATTACTTTTAACACCTTTAACTCCTTGGTCTTGAAATGCACCATAATCATCCATAAAAAAATCAATGATAAACCCATCGCTTGATTCTTCTAACTTATAACTTAATGAATTATAAAGTTCTTTAGTGACGTTCCTTTTTCCTTTTGTGAGGTTGCTCCTTGACTGCTGAATAATATAATTACCAAACTTTTTTAATTCTTTATCTACCTCATTAAATTCCATTAGCAAATATAAATGTCATTATAAATCTGTATGTTCATTGTTGCAGTCCAACCCGCTAATTCGTTTTCAAATCTATCATAAAATGGGTCAAGACTTGGACTACCATCTAATTGATACATATCTGTGTACAAATCACCCATTCTTAACTTCTGTATTAATTTATTTAAGACCCCTAGCTGAGTATTCAAAATATCTTGTACGTTATTATTGCCTCTAAAAATATCAACTGTTTCTTCTTTAGATTGCTCAACTACATCACAAGCCATTATACTTATGCTGAAATCTAAAGTTTGTTCATTTACTACAACACTATTTATGATGATATGTCCTAATGGAAATATGTCTTGCTTTAGTAAATTAACGTCTGTAATATCACCCGTAGTAACTGTATTAATATTTATATCAGCTAACATATTATCTTGAATAGTTTTTGTTAATTGATAAAATCCTCTTACACCTTGGTTGCTCATTTGAATTTATTTTTAATATTGTTTGCTTCTAATTCAGATTTCTCTTTCATAAATTCTAAAGCATACAAACATTTATGTACATTTAATTTAGTGATATCTTCAATTCGTCTAACATCGTTTTGAGCGAGTGCAGCGAAGATGCTTTCATACCACCCCCATTTTCTTGAAAAGTTAGATGTTCCGTCCAGCTTTCCATTTGTTTGTCCTCCAAAGAGTCCATCATAGTTTTCGACAATTCTATCCCTAAATTGTAAAAAAAAAACACAGAACCCAATACAATATCTACGGGCATATCTTTCATTACCTCTTTCGATTCAATGTCATAATCTTTTATTAAGTACTTATCTCCTATCTTTTCTTTTATTGGTCTATACAAAACGTTCATTGCTATTTGCATATTTTGCCAATCGCCCATATAAGTATCTAAGTCAATATATTCACCTAAAGACATACTGTCTAAATTTGGAATAAAACCATATTCAATACCACCTAATTCAAAAGTTTGTGTAAGGTTAGGTTTCTCTTCAAACATATCACTAAGTATTTGAATCACTTTATTAGCATCAGTAAATTTTAAAAGCCTTACAGTTTTTGCATCTAGGTTACAAAATATTTCTATCATTTTACATTGTAAAAAATAACTATCCTCATTTTTCTCTTGTATTTTAAGGAACTTTTGATATTGCTTTAATGATATTTCTGATAAACTACTAGGTATTGTTAATTCAACTTTCATACTTGTATAACGTATTTAATTTACTTTTTTGCTGAGTAAAGATAATAAAAAAAAGGTAGCCATTTCTGACTACCCTTTAAGGATGCTAAAATCTTTACAAAAAGCAACCTCTATAACATACTTGCTTCAAAACAAGTTCCCGAACAATAACCTTTATCGGTTTCTAGTGGCTCACCGCATTCTGAACATTCAAACTCTTTCTGTTCGTGCGGATTTAAATAATCGTCCCAAGCCATATCTTAAATATTAAAAATTAAACCTATAATAAATCTACCTATAAAATAACTCGGTGCTAAAATCAATACTAATGTTTGTAATTTTTTCATATTATCTTAATTTAAGTATTGATTGAATTGCTACAATACGATATTGATTTATTGTGGTATAAGTTTGTTCTTGTAAAAAATAAAGTTGGTCAAACAAATCTTTAGTTTCCCAATTTGAATAAATTTTAGTATAATTTTCTAGTGTCATAATGTTCTGTTTTAATTAATGATAAACAAATATAAAACAAATAATTGGATTATAAACAAAAAATGTTAATTATTTTTAATTAATTGTGTATTTACCAAAATTTGGTTTGCTCAAAACTGAATATGTAGAGTAGCGCAACGCATCAATAATGTGATTGTGCTTGTCTATTGGTTTATTAATCATTTTACCGCTTCTATCTTCTTGCCATTTATAGTTTCTAAATTCTTGTATAGCATTATGACTATCTTTTAAGATATGTATTTTAAAGCGTTTTAAGAGGTCTATTCCCGCATTAACACTATCAGCCCCTTTTAGACTTGGTCGTACGTTCCAGCCCATCCTACGCAGCTCCTCAATCAATCTAGGCTCTGCTGAATCAAAATAAATTGTTTCACGCTCTATTCCAACTTCTTTCCATTTGTTATGAATATCTATCGTGGTCATTTGTGTTTGGTATAAATGTTCTTTAACGTACAAGTCGTAGTCTTTTCTATAAACAGAAACTAATGTAGTTGGGTCATTTGTATATCCCGCATCTGCTCCGTAACTAATGAACTCTGTATCTAGTGGTATTTGATTTACCTCTACATAATTAAAGATAGTGGATTTGCTTACACCTTTAATCCCTAGCCCGTATATCTGCCAATATTGTTCGTCAGTATATTTTAGCCTTTCAATTTCTTCTTTAATTCCACCACTAAGGAAGCTGTTATCCAAATAAGTAGTAATGTTAAAATCGGCATCTTGTCTTGGTATTACCTTGTCATAAATCCAATGATACTCATCTGATGGATTAAAGTCAAGAATTATTTTATCTTCTGTTCTAAATATTAATTGTTGCCAATCTTCATAATCTAACTCATTGGCTTCGTTTATAAATAGTAAGTTTCTTTTTCTACCTCTTACTTTTTGCGGTTGGTCTAAGGAAATAAATTCTATTAGATTACCATTAAGTTTATATTCGTGATTTGATTTATTATGGTTTTCTTCAAAATATGATTTATGTAATTTTAATATATCAAAGAAATCCCTCATTACAGAAGCACGAACTGACGGAAATGTTTTTCTACATATCGTTACTGTTTTTTTAGTGTTCTTTAAACAGTAGTGAAATATAATGTATAGGAGTATGTTGTAAGTTTTTCCCGACCTAGTCCCACCTTGCTCAATAGAAATCTTTTTATCTGTTTCTAATAGGTGTTCAAAAACTACGTTAGTCTTTATCTCCACGCTTTATTATTTCAATTTCAAAATGTGTAGGCATTCCATCTGCTCCCGTTATTTCTTGTCTTTCTACATATCCCCTTTTCTTACCTTTTGTTTTTAAGTAGAAAATTGTAGCAGCTGTTGAGTTATCGCTTATCTGTTTATGTAACTGACTTTCTGCAAAATCTAATGCTACGTTTTCAATATCTCTTACCTCTCTAGCAAAATCGCTATCTTCATTTAGCCATTTGTAATATGTGCTTCTAGGTATGTCTGCTTTCTTACAAGCTACCGTTACAACTCCTAGGCTTTGTTCTAGTGCTGCCAATAGTGATTCCTTTTTTATGTGTCTACTTTCGTTCATATTATATTCCTTTAAATGCTTTTAATGGATAGAATATCAAACTATTTCTGTACCCATCTTCTGATGTTTTTATTATTGGTGTAACTCCGTGAATGTTTTTCCAAGCTGGGTAAACCAACATTGAATTATCTGATTGTTCAAATGTTACATTATAGTCGGGAACATTTAATGAACCGCCATTAGAGTTGTTTCTTTTGGTTAAAATTACATTTACTGCACCAACTATATTTCCCGTATCTCTATGATAGGCAGCAGCTATATTAAAATTTGATATACTGCTAGTAAACATATTTCCAAACCTCCATTTCTTATCTACGTCTTTAAAGAGTTCTAACTGGGTTTTATATATTTTAGGTGTAAGTTGTTTGATTATCTTTTCTGATTCAACAGAAGCCGCCCACATAGCCTTGATGAATGTATTAGCTTTCTTTTCCCTATGAACCGACGATATTGTTGGGTATGGTCTACGCATATGCGCTTTAGGTGCAACACTTCCAAGTATTGTACTCATTTGAATAGTACCTTGTTTTTTAGCTTCTTTTCTTGTTAGACCCTCTTTATAAACTTTTGCAAAAACATCACTTCTTTCTAATAATGATTTAGGAACATTATCACTCTTAAATTCTTTGTTTGATATTGATATTAACTGACTTAGTTTTGTGCTATATTTTGAAACATCTTTTATATAGAAACCTATAATATCCCCATCAACTTCTAGCAAACAATCTTCAGTAATGTTCGGTTCATAGTAAGGACAGTCTTTACCTATCTTAACATCGTGTTCAACTTGTTTGAGTTTTAATGTTTTCATCTTTTCATCAATTCTTTATAATTTATCTCTATTTGATTCTCTCTTCTACTGTGTGGTCTGACGATTCCGTAATGTTTTTTTAATATGTATTCATTACATTTTTTTTCTCTCTCTGATGTTCTATAATCATTTGCACCACCTTTATTACTTCTATGGGGAAAAGTCATTAAAATAAGGTTAAATCTTAACACCTTATTTCCCGCTTGAACTTGCCTTATGAACATATCATAATCTTCTTTCAAATCTGCTTTCTCGTCAAATTTCATTTTACCATCAAGCAAAATGCAATCATTAACAATTAATTTATTTTGATGAACTTGCTTGCCCGAGTAATAAAATAGATTATCTGTGATTGATGTTCCCGCATAACTTCCTCCAATTTTTCTAAAACTATCGACCATTATCTTCAAGGCTTCAATAAAAGAAATATCCTCCTTAATGTAAGCCCCTTTACTTCCCCTCACTAAACTTACCTTTTTATAGTCATCAGAAATCTGCAAACATAATCTTCCGTCTGCTTCTTCTATTGCTTTATTTCTTGCTTTACAGATATTACCATCAACCTCAATCACATTGGAAGCACCTCTATCTAAATACTCTTTAGACTCTCCTTTCTTTGTATAATATGTAAACTTTAAACCCGTATTTTCTTCTAATTTTTTTACATTGTCGGGTCTATTTGTGGATATACAACAACAATAAATATCAAATTCTTCGTTAATCATTTATAAAAGCATTTAAAACAATCCAACCAACATCCTTACCATCTTTCCTTGCTTTGCTTATTAATTCATTTGCTTGGTCATAATGCTTTGGATTAAACTCAATCATAATTGCACGTTTTACACCAGCTTCTTTATCTTCTATTGTTTCATTTAAATCTAATTCTTCTAGCACAGAATAATCAACTTCTTCTTCGGGTTGCCATACATCTAATCCCCATTCTTTCAATTCTACATTATCAAAAGCGTTTGCGAGTATATCCCAATCCCATTCTCCAAAACCTACATTATCTTTAATTATAAATTGCTCGGCTTGTTTGTCATCTAAATTTTCCGCTTGTATAATATAGACCTCTTTCATTCCAAGTTCCTTACAAGCCTTGTAACGCATATTACCACCTAATATAACATTGTCTTTATTAACAACGATTGGTCTAAGCGGTAACATTTCGGGAAAATCTTTTACACTATTAACAAGTTTCTGAAATTTATGTTTGTTTATTACTCTTGGATTTGCATCATTTTCTTTTATAGAAGATATGCTTACCTTTTCTATTTTAGCTTTAATCATTGTTTATATTTTTTAGCAAGTTACAAAAAATTATTTTCTGTATATTCTTGTAATTATTAACTGAACTAATCCAATGTATAATACAATATCTTCTTCATAGGTTTGTTTATCTTCAAAAGGATAATGTCTTATGCCAAACAATATCCCTTTAAATACACCGAACTTAATTTCATACCTTACTAATTTCATAAAAACGCTTTATAGTATAACGTTTTAAAAATTACTTTTTAGTAAGTCGATTCGCTTATGCCACTTGAAGCATTAATTATTTCGCATTTGTCTTTAGATTTCCATTCCCAGCTTTTAGTCCATAGTTCTATTCTTTCAATGATTTCGTCTTGCTTGTCATTTGGTATATTTCTAATAACATTAATTACTTTATCTTTTTTAATATCTTCTTTTAATTTATTATATTTGTGTTCAAAATGTTCTCCTCTTATTTTTAAATAATAAAATTGTTCAACATTATCAAATTTAGGGTTTGGCTTTAAATCAAAACAATCTTCTATCTTTTGTAATTCTTTATTGTAATTTTTATAACTCGGGTACATTTTTACTAAATGAATAACAGTTGCGTGATTCATAGATTTACCTTTTGATTCAAAAAATAAAGCAATATGAGTCCAACCCATTCCTAACTGCTCTCTAAAAATCCAACAAACTAATGCCCTTAATTCTACAAATTTTCTTTCCCTAGTGTTAGAAAATATATTTACATTTGACATCTCTATAACACAACTTACTACTTTTTCGCTATTGCTTTTCATTTCTTAATATTTTTATTTCTCGTTCTAAATAATCCTTTGCTTTTAATAAATCTCCTAATTCATCTTTCTTTTTTCCCGCCCTAATAACATATTTTAATACGTTACCTCTACTGAAGTTTAATCCGTAATCATTGATTACATCAATAACATCATATTCTTTTCCGTTATCGTAATGTACTTGTGTTGCTTTCATAATCTAAAATGTTTTATTTGTTTTACCATTCTAATTCCATTGTCATTTATGATTGCAATTCTATTTCTAAAAGGAGAACACGTTAAACGATATCTTTGTCCATTTGTCAAATATTTGCTTTTGATTCCACCAATGTATGTCACAAAATCATTTCTTTTGTATTTCATTCTGTTCTTAGTTTTAAAAGGTGGTAGCATTCAGCATATTTCTGCCTTGCCTTTCCCTTGTATTCTTGTTTAAATAATTCGTATAGCTTTTTTGTGTATTGGTATTTTGTATGGCAATCTGCAAAGTACTTTTCTGCAAACCTTTTACCCTTTCCTTTGAAATAGTTTACATTGTCAGCAGTATCGCCCATAATCATTTGCTCATAGAAATTATACATTGCTTCATCCTCTGAAATATCAAGAACAACTTGATGCTTGTAATGGTAATTATACATAAGGCAAGGAAACTGCTTGTAATCTTTGTCTATTGACACTATCATAACTTCATCCCTACCTACATCTTTGCTTAAATTATACCAATACCTAGCAACCATATCGTCAGTTTCAACCCCATAGCCATAAATAGAATCATATTGGTCTTTTACAAATTGGTGCATCTCGTGTAATAATGGTGGCAATTCTTGTTTTTTTCTATTGGCTTTATACTTTGAGGTTATTAGTTTTCTGAAATTACCTTTAGAACCATTAAATACAACCACTCTATCAATATTATACATATCCTCTAGCTTGTTTACTATAGACATAAATTGTTCGTCAAATTTATTTCTAGCATCTGCAATATCAGTATAGTATTTTTCATCTTCGGGATGCTCTCTTTTCTTGTAACAACTTGCAAATATCAAACTGTCTGCATCTACTAATAATATCATAATTCTTTTAATTCTTCTTTAATCAAATCTAAATACATTTCTTGCATCTTTTTATTTTCCTTTATAACTTGGTTGATTATGAAAGGTAAATCTTTAATTAATTGGTCTGTATTATATACCACCCAATTATCATCTCCATACCCTATATGCATTTCTCCATCTGAGCAATAAAGGTGGTTTGTTTCGTGTATGTATGTGTGTTTACTGTCTGTCATATTGTGATAAATTTATTTGTAAATAGTTTCTTAAATCTGAATTTTCTTTTATTCTAAACTTGACTGTTATATCAGTTATTGATTGGTCTTGTTCTGTATGGGATTCTATTGACTTTCTAAGTTCATCCCAAGCTGCTTGATTTACTTTCATACTATGTGTAAATCTAATTCTTTAGCTACATAATTGATATGCTTTTGTGTAGTTTGCGACCAATAACCTAATTGATATAATTTGTCATCTGCTATGGTAGCTACGTGAGTAGTGTAACTCCAAACTTGGTTTCCTTTAATTGTTAAATTTTGCTTGTACTTTGATAATTTATACATCTGTTCTGTTTTT